ATGTCTTTAAGTAGTTTTTTATCTTTGGTATTTTCATATTCTTGTTTTGCCTCCAACATCTTTCTCTTGTATTCAGTTCTCGTATTATACATATCTTCCATAAGTTGTGGAAGAAAACCTTTCTTGTCGGTTCTGAATATCGCACCGTTTGGTGTCATAGTGTGGTGTTTATTTAATTTACTTGTATCATAACTTTTATCTAATAACTTTTCTACTTTCATATCTGGGATTGGTTTTTGTGACACAAGTGTTTCTGGTGAAATATTATATTGCATAATCAAATGAGGATACAGAGAGTTCAAGTCAAAAGACATTACCCACTTATGCATTCCTACTTGTGGCTCTTTGACATACGCACCCTCAAACTTTTTATCTTTGTCTGATTGTCCTGTCTTTTGTGGTATGACAATATTTTTAGACTTGAGATAGTTGTATATAATAATATCCCAATATTTTGTAGAACCAAGAACGTCCATATAATTCACTTTTGCTTCATAGGCCATAGTTAGCGCAAGTTCAATTAATTTCATCTTATCTTCAAGTTTGTCCACTAACTCCACGTCAGTAATATTATATTCTATGAATGACTGAAAATCTTTTGTATACCAATCCTTAAATGTTTCATAGGGATTATCATCTTTCTTTTCACCTAACTCTACAAATGCAATGTGGTCAAGTCTGTAACTCTCTTGACTTGTGTATGTAAATTTACGATACAAATCAAAGTAATCTAAATGTGCAACACCAGATATGTCTATAAGTTGATGTGTTCTACCCATTGTATAAACATCTCTAGAATATACATTACCCCAAGGCGATAATCGTTTTACATCTTTTTCACTAAACTTCATGATACGATTATACAAATAAGGTATATCAAAGAACTCTGTATTCCAGCCTGTTATTACATCTGGTTGTGTCTTTTCCCAGAATGTAAGCAACTCATGTATGAGGTCTTCTTCATTTTTACATTTGATATATGCAACATCATCTCTACGATTTACAAAATCACCGATACCCCAAACCATAATGCGTTTGTTCTGGTGATTTTTGATTGTTATAGATAATAGTGGTTCGATTGCCTTCTGTGGGTCAGGGAAACCATTCTCGCATTGCACCTCGATATCGATAGTAATCATCAATATCTTATCCATATCCCAGTTTACACGATTAGGATACTGTGTTGAGATATAAGTATATGCGTGCTGTGTATTTCCGTATATGAGATGTGGTTGGTCTTCATAAGACTTCAACCACTCAGAACATTCTTTTATACTTCCAAACTCCATAGGAGTCACATACTTGTCATCAAGGGTTTTCCAATTTGTTGATTTAACAACTGGAACAAACAAAGTTGGTTTATACTTCAACTTTGAGTTTACTCTTTGACCGTTGACTACCTCTCGTATAAGAAGATTATTTCCATAACGAACTACATTTGTATAAAAACTCATATAATAAATCTAACATAATATAATAGTTTTGTCAATTATAATTTAAGTGCCATCTGAACATCTTCATTTAGTAACTCTTGTGAACTGTCAAAATGATTATTGATAGCCTCAAGTTTATCTTCTGCCTCTGCAATCTTTCCAAAGTGTATGTCCAACTCCTCTAGAAATTTTGAGTGTTCTGGAATAGAGGTTGGATTGTTTAACATAATCTTAATGTTTATCTTACCCTCTTCAATTTCTGCTTCATATTTTTTTTTCAGTGCGTCTAATATTATACTCATTTTTCTTCCTCTTTCTTTTTACCAATGTTATATTTTGTTTCTAATGTCCACTCATCTTTATCTTTAAAAGATAATATCTTTATCTGACTTAATGGTGCAACAGGTTCTATCTTACCTTCTACACTTACTAAGTTCCAATCATTCAATAGTTTTGCGATTGTGTTTCTTCTTGCGATATCATTTTCTGATAGGTTTGTTTCTTTACCATCAAGTGCAAAGAGTTCTTTAAAATGCACAATATAATATTTACCTTGTTTATGTAATATATGACAAGACTGATATAGTTTTCTTTCTTTTCTGGAAGCAACACCGATACGAGATAGAGTCTCTCTTACCTTTAGAAAGTCATCTGGTTCTTTCAGAGTGACTTGTAACATTTGCTCCTGTGACCAATTATTTTCCATGTCTTCCACCTTTATTCAATTTATTCTTAATGAACTCAATTTGTTCATCATTTAGTATGGTGAGAGCAGACTTAGCCTTTTCATTACTGTATCCATAATACTCTTTAACATACTCTATATTACTCACTTTCTTAGACTTTAGCCAAGGAGTAAATCTATTTCTTTTCCTAAAACTATTTATTAAAAAGTCAAACTGTAACTTCTTATCTAAGTGATGCATCACATTCATTTCATTCACTAATAAGCATTCCTCTTTGCCAGTGGGTGCAAGACACTTGTTTACAATATAGGCTGGGTATTTCTTTTCCCATACCTCATCTTCACCGTCCATCAATCTTTCTTTAGACTGATTGATTGCTTTCAGATATTCCTTCAACTCGTACATTATCTAAATCCTTTGTTTTAAATACAACGCAAGTTCTTAACTTGTAACACTGTCTTGAAACAGTTTGTGCTTGATGTAAATAACTTGCATTGAAAGCTATCGTTCTATTTCCTTTATAGTCGATAAGTTCATTTCCAATAATTGTTCCACCACCAAATTCTCTTTGCCAGTCCATTCGAGGATAATAGATGATTGTATAATCACCATCATCAATATGTGGGTGTGGTTCTATACCATGAGTGTGTGCATTGAGATACATTCTTTCCATTTGTATCTTAACTTTTAATTTAGGTTGTATTGCGTCCCAAATCATCAATAAATGTTCATAACCATTTTCTTTACATTCTTCTGGTGTATGTCCACAGAATATATGCCAATGTTTATTGACACCATTCCCAGTGGAATTGTAATCATATTTCCATGACAAATTACGAATTGTCATATCAATCAACTCTGCATTATGATGTTCTAATGTATCGTCTATGATTTCTATCATTTGAATTTTACCTCTGACATTAAGACTATCATACAAGCAAGAAGATTTATTTCTTGGTCAGCAACAAATGCAGCCTTGTATTGATATTCTCCGATAGTATGAACGGCATACTTAATAGATGTATCATCAGATAAATGAATAAGTAAAGTATCATAAATTGTACGGAAAATACGATTATGGTCATTATCAAGATTATTAACAATCCATTTTCGAACAGACCGTAAGTCTTTGTTTTTAAGTCCTTCAATAAGTTCATTTACATTTACCTCTGATAAGTTTACTAATATTCCAGCATCTATCTTACCAGATGTAGAATATCGTTGAAGTTCGTTGAGAGTTCTTCTCCAATCTGGAAAGTATTTATTGATTAACTCAACTACAACTTTATCCTCAAAAGATATATTCTCTTGTTTGAGAATATCCTTAACTCTCTTGAAGAAATCCATTGCAAGTTGTGGTTTTTCTTTGTTTGGTATCTTAAAGTTTACTACACTACATCTAGAGTGCAAAGGTGGTATTAATCTATTCTCATAATTACAAGTAAGAATAAATCCACAGTTCTTATGAAACTCTTCCATAAAACCACGAAGTGCAGGCTGTGTAGATTGTGGATTAAGATAATCTGCTTCATCAAGTATCAAATACTTTCTACCACCCTCAAGAGAACTTGTTGATGCAAAGTTTTTAATCTTGGTTCTTAAAACATCAATACCAGATTCTTCAGAACCATTTATCATCATTGATGTTGCACCTATCTCATCTATCATAGCCTTTGCAATAGTTGTCTTACCAACACCAGCACCACCAGATAATATAAGATTAGGTATCTTATCATCTTTGACAAACTCTTGAAAAGTTTGTTTTAGATTAGTCGGAAGAATACAATCATCAACCTTCGTTGGACGGTGTTTCTCCACCCAGAGAAATTTTTCCATATTACACTCCTACGCAGAATAACTTGATTCTGGTTCAAGTGCAATCCAATATTGCGTTTTTCCGTTTTTAAAATGACTAATATTTTTTGAAGA